TTAAATTCAGAGGTCAGCCCATCGGAAAGGGCGGAGTATGGATGGTAGGCATTGGGGCATACAAGACGCAAACTGCTGAACATCTTGTATTAAACGCCAAGGGTGATTACGTGGAAGTCGTGCATCTATGTCAGTACACTGGGATGAAAGACAAGAACGGAAAGGAAATCTTTGAGGGGGATATTGTTCATTTGAAAGGGGATGGGTATGACGGCTCGATAGTTGGAAAAGATTACTATAGAGTCGTAACCTTTCATGAGGGAAGTTTCTGCCTTTCCATAGAAGATGGCGTACATTACCCAGTACACACGCCTATATACGATCATTGTGATAGCCATAGTATCGTAAATTGGGTTGTAATAGGCAATGTAACAGACAACCCCGAATTAATGAAGTAAAGCGTATGGAACATACTCACGCAAGCCTCTTTTCGGGTATTGGTGGAGCAGAACTCGCTGCCTCGTGGATGGGTTGGACTAATGTGTTTCATTGTGAAATACAAGAGTTTCAACGAAAAGTTTTAGAGTATTGGTTTCCAAATTCAATTAGTTATGAAGACATTACAAAAACAGATTTCACCGAATGGAGAGGACGCATTGATGTTCTCACAGGAGGATTCCCTTGTCAACCATTCAGTGTTGCAGGTAAGCGAAAGGGAGCGGAAGATAACCGCTATCTCTGGGGCGAGATGTTACGAGCGATACGGCAAATTCAGCCCACTTGGGTTGTTGGTGAAAACGTTAATGGAATCATCTCAATGGTACAGCCCTGTAATGCGGTTAAAGTGGGACGCACGGATGATTTATTCGAAGAGAATTACGTATACAGAACAGAGCAACAATTCACTATTGACGTCATCTGTGAAGACCTTGAGCATGCAGGATATTCAGTCCAGCCGATTGTTATTCCGGCTTGTGCCGTCGGAGCACCCCACAGAAGAGACAGGGTATGGATTGTTGCAAAACTTAATACCGACACCGATTGTCAGCGATGCGCAGGGAGGGGCAGTCAAACTTGTAAGAGGGAAAAGACTTCGAAACGGGCAAGTGTTTTCCGCAACATTGAAAGACCTTGCAGCGAACAAGATGTTGCCAACTCCGCAAACGCAAGGTCTGAAAGTGTGCAACAAGGAGGGAAAAATGGAATTTCTGAATTTGGAGTTGTTGCCCACGCCAAAGGCGCAAGAAGCGCGCGGAAATTGTTCGGTAAACAGGAACAAATTCAATCTGACCGACAAAATTGCAGAATTGACAAGTCCGACTTCCGATGCTTCCCAACTCAATCCCCTATTTGTAACAGAGATGATGGGCTACCCCTTAGAGTGGCTGACCTTACCATTTCTTTCGCAAAATGGCGAAGCAAAAGCATCGAAGCGTTAGGAAATGCATGGGTACCACAAGTGGCATTCGAGATATTTAAAGCTATAGAGAAAATATATAAAACAAAATAAACATGAAAGTAGAATTACAATGCGGTGATACAATCACCATTCCTGAGGGTTGCAAGGCAATCGTTAAGGACGGGAGTGTGGTATTTGAGAAAGAGGAAGAGCAGGAGTTTAAGGATGGGGATGTGCTAACCTCACTGCTTGATAATAAGGTAGTCTTTATATTCAAAGAAGACGAATCAAAACAAAAATATAATAAAAACGACTATTATGTATGCCATATATATGTAAGCTATTCGGCTGGCTATGTTATTGAGGTACCCACAAAAGATAGCTTGTCTTTCTGTGGGCATAAAGAAGATGTACGCCACGCCACCAACGAAGAAAAGCAATTCCTTTTCGACAAAATGAAAGAGCAGGGACTGTGCTGGAACGCTGAAAAGAAAGAGGTTGAAAAGGTGCGGTGGAGAGCAAAAAAGGGAGATAGATTTTATTGTTTTGATACTGACTTTAGCGTATTGGACGGCTTGGAAGAAGGCTCTAAGCTCGATGATTCGTCATGGCGTAGCTACAATTACTTTCGAACAGCGGAACAAGTCAAAGAGGCTATAAAGCGTATGAAGCAAGAGTTGCGAAAGTATCACGATGAGATAGGAGAATAGACTATGGATATTCGTAAGATTAATATCGGTGACAAAGTCTGCAATAAGCAAGACGGATTCCCTATGATAGTCGTGGGGCTTAACTCAACTCTTGCCGACTTGAGCAACGGAACAGTTTCCCTTGATTTCGAGGGGAACGAGGGTGACATGTGGGAGGAAGAAGCAAAAGACTTGATACCCTATAAGGATTAGATACTAAAACGAACGAGTATGCGCTAACGTTCTCTGATACGGGCATAACTATGACAGCAAAGGAATACATTAATAGACGTGCTGCACTTGTTGGGCAGGCGATGAAGATAAATAAAAAGTTCTTTCCTCGATGTGTCAAGGCAAAGCTTAGGCAGATTGCAAGATTAGAAAATGAGTATCGTGGCACTGACTACGAAACTCGCAAGAATGAACTTTACAACGAATGGTTTAACTAATGAAGGTAATTTTAGACATTTCATTTGATGGGAGGAACATCAATGACATTTATAACCTGCCGTGTGTAATGGCAGTTACGAAAGATGCAGGAGGAAAGCCTGCTGTAATCCTCAAGAAGACACATACCAAAGGACGAACGATTGCCAGACTTGGCGACCATATTTGTCAATATGAGATTGGTTTATGGCAGGTTTACGGTTCAGAGGCAGCCGATAAAATCATTAAAGCAGGAAGATAAGCATATGAATGAGTTTAACGCAAAGAAGTTGGCTAAAAACGAGATAGTTGACTTCATGAAGATAACAGAAAAACATAGGGAAACATTTAATCATGTTTCAGCCCTATTCCATACTATCGTAGGTGGAACGAACGACATCGCCCATACCTATATGCGTGATGCAATAGAGAAAATCAAAGAAGCGGGCTTGTATCGACAAAGAATAAAGAAAGCGTGCAAAGATGCTATGTCCCGATATGATGTTTTTGAGAAACTCAATATGCAGGATATGCAGAATGCGGAAATAGACAAACGTCAACTTTATATGGACTTCCTCGATAGCGTTGATGAAAGGCTAAAGCCTCATATCTTTCTATTCCGGCAAGCAATAAAAAGAGTGCTTGATAGGAATATGATAAAGGATAGTGATTTAAAGTCATATATTATCCTTGCATACGAGCTTATCAATTACTCGGTAGAATTGTTCGATAAGTTCATCGAAGGATGTCCGTCTTGTCCTCCTGTAAACTTCGGACTTACCTTTAAGCCTGCACGACTTCACGCTGTTCGCCAAGCATGGGGGCAGGTTGAGGAAATACTCTGTAAGGATTGCGTGAGTATCGACCTCAATAAAGATGAGGATTGCAGACGTTCCCTTGATGTTATCGAGCTAAATCTTGTGTCAGAGAAGTTTATCAACGAAAGCGGTACGGCTGCCCTTGAACTCAATCCTGACGCACGAATGGAAGCTGATAGACACATGATGGAGTGGGACAAGAAAAACCACAAGAAATATGAACTCACTGATAGACAAGCAGACTATCTAAGAGAAAACTATCATTTGAAAACTAACAAGGAACTCGCAGCCTTTATCGGTTGTGGTCTTACAAAGCTGCGTGAGTTCGCAAAGGAATTAGGTCTAACAAAAAAGAAAGTAGCATGAGTAGAACAAAGTTTTGTATAATGTCAGTCGTAACCCTTGCTACATTTGGGTTTGCCGTTTACGTACATAGTAACAACAGACTTGTAAAGGGTATAGTTATCGAGAAATCGGAGATACCCGAACACTATGAATGTGTAGATAAGGGTGTCTTGCCTTATGAGCAGAAATACATTAATGCTCAGTATTTCGTCACTCTTTCGTTTCGCAATAGGAAAGAAAAGATTGCCGTTGATTGGGTGACGTTCGACAAAGCAATCATAGGCAAAGTATTAACAATCAAAAAATAATATGGGAAAAAGAGATTTTCAAGAACTGATGGACTTTGCAAGGTCTAACAACCTTATGAACGTTCCATTGTACATTGTCATTCAGAAGTTTAGGATTTACAAAGGGAGTGCCAAGTAGGTGCTCCCTTTTTTGTTTATACGAAAAACCCTGCTTGTCCTCTCGGATTGCAGGGTTATCCTAAAATAATCTTCAACCTAAATAACTAAAAACCTAAATCAATTCAAAACAAATTCAATACTTTTCTCCTACAAATTTAGCAAATTATCGTGAAAGATGCAAGAGAAAAGGAATATTTATTCAATGAATTTATGCAAATTCTTTCCAATGTTTGCAATATTTGAAAGAATTTGCGGTAAATCTATTTTTAGAAAAGTAATATTATAAGTAAACTACTGAGATACTAAATAATAGGTGATATTTTAACTATTCTTTGTTGGAAATAAATAGTGTACTACGAAAGCGAATATACCTATAACATTGGCTGTAGTCGTGGTGATAAGTGCTACAAGAACAGTATCACTTAAAGTGAATCCGAACAGCGAAAAACCACATAAGAGCAAAACAAGAAAGACCAATCCCATATAAACACACAGAAACACGAATAATTTATTAGCATACGATTTGCGCTGATTTCTATTCTGCCTCTTGTTTTCTAAATCTTCTCGTCTATCTTCGAGAGCTATTCTTTGAGCACTATCCTCTTCAGATGATGTTATATCATGCCCTTTTATTGTTGCGCTTAGGAAATTGGTATTAAGCATCTTTCTGTGATTGTTTGTTTAGCCGTTTGGATATGTTTTGAGCCACAAGTGTGTAGTATCTTTTAGTCGCCTTATCGGGTATTACTACATTCAACCCCTGCTTGTAACATTCTTTCCACGGAGTACCGTCCATGTGCAGCTTAGATACGAGTTCTGAATCTTTAAAGTTACGGTAGTTTCTCCACACAAATTCACAAACCCTCTTTTCGTCATCACATTCCAAAGAAGGAGTATACACACAATCCTCACCACTTCCTATCTTGTTGAAATCGAATACGGTTGTTTTCTTATCTATCGGTTGACTGCCATACTGCTTGAAAGAATAATATACCGATGGGAAAACTGGACCATATTGCCACGCTTCTACTTCTTCCAACTTTGCACCATCAGTTGGCTTATCAAGTAACGCAAGTATGTATCCGTGTGCAATATAGACGAGCTTCATCAACTTCAAAGGACGAATATCTATTTTATCTTTGTGTGCTAACTCAATAAAATAGTTCGCTATTGCGAGCGCATAATTCTCCATATCTTTATGTCTTTAGTTTCGTTGCAAAGGTAACAATAAAATGCCACCTTTGCAACAAAAACATCTAAATCTTCCTATACTTCTTCAACAGCCAAACAACGATATAGCCAATGATTGCAAGTAGAAAGGTCGACATTGCGCCAATTGCCCAGCCGCCGACATCCATCTTTAGCTTCTCCCATCTGCTTAACTCTCGCTCAACGACCTTAGGAGCCTCGATGTGTTCCTTTATAGTTGCACGTAGGCTATCATTGCTTGCCTTGTAACGGTCTATCTGCCGTTGGAGTGTAAGATTGTCCAGAGTAGCATGCCAGCGGTCACGATAGCGAACAATTAACTTTTCCTTGATGTGTCCTTGATCGTCCTTGATGATCACAATGCTATCATGAATAGCGACACTATCACGGATGTTAATCACCTGTCGAGTGATTAAACTATCCTTGATATGTACGCTGTCTTTTTTTGCCATATAGACCGTATCAGTGCGGATAGACTGCACAGGTACATACACTCTATGTGAACAACTTGTGAAGCAGAGTGCCGTAAGTGCAAGTAAGCCAATGATGATTAACATCGTGTACACGTAATACTTGATTTCCTTATCTTCCATATTCTTATACGTTTAATGTGAAACACTGCCTTCTTTGCTTTCCGTCAGCACGCTTATAGCCTACATGCACCCATCTGGATGTCTTCGACTTCTCGATAATGATTTGGTCGAATGCGTAGCCCATGCGTGAGAAATCAGTTGCAAAGAAACGTTCAAACTCATCTTGCTTACCATTGACAGGCTGCAAGT